GCAATGCCGTCATCCACAAAGGTCGCGTTGTAGGACACCGTCACTGAACCTGACGTGGCGACGATCCCGCTGGGATTGGCAATCGAAACCGTCGTCGCCGTGACCGCTGGGTTGTTCACGATTGTGAACACGCCATTTAACGTGGATTCTGCAGCGTTACTGAGGAAGATTGGTTCCCCTGCGTTGTAGAGGTGCCCCGTCGGAAGCGTGATGGTGACGTGCTGCGCAGTTCTGGTCCAAGTTCGCACCTGCGGATCAAATGGCGGGCGAGCGGTTCCGATGTAGCCGAACACACCGTTGATGCGCTTGTAGACATTGAACTCGTAGATGCCCGTGACGGCGCCAACCGTCACCGTGTTCTTGTTTGAAGTCGAAGCTGTTGCGTTGGTGTTTCCGACAATCGCTGAGGGAAGACTCTCCTCGTAAGTGAGCTCCTTCACCGCCGTGGCCATGTATTGCGAGGCGGTGCCTGCAGTGCCGTCGATGGTGATCTTGGTTGGTGCTGCAACGCTCGGCGCGTAGGTGATGGTAGCAAGGGCCCACGATGTGTCGCCGGTTCGAGAAAGCGTGCGCGGTGCGTAGTTCGGATGCACGAGCGTGATCACGTCGCCCGACTGCACGTACTGGATGTCGCGCAGGTGCTGCTCCTGGTAGGGCGTTGTGATCTGATACGGGTCGTCTCCAGAAAACAGTTGCACCCCGTTCTTGATGAAGCGGATGTACAGGTGCCCGAACTCGAGCACGTAGGTTTGTTCGGCGTTGAAGACGAACTTCATCAGGCGCACCGAGCGTGAACTGTCTGCGACCTGAGCAATCATTTTGGTGCCGGGCCGGTTGGTCACCCCACCGTGGCGCATGATGATGAAGTTCTTGCAGGTGCGAAGACCGGTCTGGTACTTCGCTTGGTCGGATCGTCCGTACAGGGAAGGTGCAATCTCCCCGCCGGCAAACGAGCGCTGGATGGTCGATGGCATTAGGAGACAGAGAAGCCGCTGGGGAACAGTTTGCTCACTGCGTCATCCCCGGCGAAAGTGTTCGATGCGTACCCGCGGGTGTTCAAGAACTCGGTGTCGATGTCCCGGGTGGGCTCACCCTCGTTGAAGCTGATGCGGTGCGCCATGTCGCGTTCTGCCTGGTACATCTGCAGGGCCTGCTTGCGCAGGGCGTCCACTGCTGACAGGGGCATGGAGATCTCGGCGGCGAGCAACCAGGCGAGTGCCGAAGAAAACGACGGGTCGAACTGCGCGACATCTTCCACCCGCTTGGTGTACTCGATGGCGGCATCCTTCATGTTGGTGAAGATCATGCGCCCGGTGCTGTCGTAGCCCACGTCGAAGGGTTCTGCGATAGCCTGCCGCGGGCCCAGCGGCGTCAAGATGCGCCACACCACCATCGCGTCGGTGGGGTAGCGGTAGGCGTACTGCCACTCGTTCGCCCAGGGTTTGCCTTCGTTGTCGCTCACCAGGGCGAGCGTGGCGTAGGCTCGAGCGAACGGCCAATGCGCCTCACGCAGCACGCGATCGCGGCATTGCTCGTACAGAAGCTTGCACACCTGTGCTTCCTGCGATGCCTCGTTGATGGAGTCGATGAAGTTGCTCACCCCGATGCGGGCAAGAGCGGTGTTGCAGATCTGGACGATGGATGTGGCCATGGAAGGAAGAGGGGCGGGTTTCCCCGCCCCCCTCTACTTATTTGCGCTTGGGTTTAGCGTCCGCGTCAGGCTCGGGCGCAGGAACTTCTTTCGCCTGCTCGGGCATGGGGATCACCTCCATCCACACCTTGCTGACGTACTTCTCGTCGGCCAACGTGAGCTCATCGCCCACGCGGCGCAACTGGTTGCCGATGAAACCGGCACGAGTGATTCTGACGCGTACTTTTGCCATACCCTAGCCTTAGCTGATGACGATTGCGTCGGTGTAGTTCTTCACCGCCTGGACGCCGCGGGTGAGTGCTGCCTTGTAGGTAGCCACCGGCGAGGTCCCGCCTTGCGTGAACTTCAGCCGAACGAACTGCTTGTAGTCCCCGAAAGGCAAGCAGAGGTTGAGCACCTGTCCGCCCGCTGCAGGCAAGGCGACCGGGCCGTATGAGGCGAGCGTAGTAGCCGACCCGAAGGAAGCGCTGCTGTCCGTCTCGATGGCGATTGTCACCACCGGGTTGGTTCCAGACACACCCGAAGCGCTCACGCTCAGGTAGATGTCTTCGCCCACGCCGAGGTCTTTGACGAGGTTGGCTCCGCCCACTCCCGAATAGAAGGGGCCCAGGTCGATGCAATCGGTCGAACCGGTTGCCGACGTGCCGCTGATTGCCTGCCCGTCGCTGAACATGTTCTGTCTGTCGAATATCATAGGATGTTCTCTTTGAGGTTTGGTTGTGCCCCCGGTTGCCCGGGGGCGTTAGGGTTAGGCGACGACCGACTCGGTTTCGAGGATCTGGTCGCAGGTCTCGATGCGGATGCCGCGGAACTTGGTGACCGGTTTCCCGTCCACGTTGTCGATGTTCAACTGGTAGGCCGCTTTGGTGAGCGCCTGGATGTCGAGCATCTCGCGCACCGTGCGGTTGCAGTAGAACACCGGACGTCCCGAGGAGAGGTCAGGCAAACGGTGGATCGCCTTGATCATCAACTTGATGAGGTCGGCAGCACCGGACTCCGTGACGAGGTTGGACACGTCGATGTTGGCGATACGAACCGCGTAGCGCCAGTCGCGCACGGCAAGCCCGCACTTCCATTGCCACCGGTCGATGAACGCCTTCATGCGTCCCGTCCCGATCCCGACTCCCGTCTGGATCATCTGCTCACCGAGGTCCTCGTGAATGAGGCCGGCTTTCGAGCCCTTGGGATAGATCCCGCTGACCGTGTTCTCGCCCCACGCGATGAGCCAGATGGACGTGTTGTCCGAACCGGCGCCACCGGCGCTGAGGATGTTCTGGCTGTTCGTTCCCGTCAGGGAAGCGTAGCGAGGTGCGAACCCGGTGAAGTATTCGGGTGTGATCCCGGCGTTGCCGTAGAAGAGCGTCTGCGCCATCGTCTGGTTCATCGCTTCGATGAAGGCGGAAGCCTCTGAGAGGCGGAAGCCTGCGTCGTTGCCGTTGAGTTTGACGAGGTCAGCGTCCACTTCGGAGATCGCTTCGAACATCGCGCACTGCTCATCAATCTGAGCGGTGGTGGACTTCGAGGGTACGACCCCTTCGTTCAACCGACGTGCCGTCACGGTCGGAAGACCGGTGCGAACCGTCGTGCGGTGTCCGGTCGGGAGATTCCCTTCCTTCCACAACATGTCGTCGAGGATCGTGTTACGTTGGCGCAGAAGTTCCACGATCATCGGAACTTTGCCGTCTGGGTCGAGCCGCTTCGCGTGATCCGCGAGCGTTGCGACATTGGATGCAAGTGTAGCCATAATAGGTTGTTACTCTGATTTGTTTGCCATGCTCGGGTAGAAAGCATCGGCGAATGATTTTTGATCACGTGCGGGTTGGGACGATGAAGTCACCATCTTGTCCTCGCGCATGGCTTTACCGACCCGGGCAAGCAGCCTGATCAACTCAGGATGATTCCCTACCCCGGACTGGTTCAGCAGGTTCTTGAACTCGGGCGTGCCGAACTTATCCAACGCGGTTCTCGCGTCGGTTACGCTCGACTGGAAGTTGCTTCCACCGATCTCTTTGTCGGCTTCAGCGTCTTTTGCCCACTGTTCGGTTTTCTCACGCACCTGAGCCGTGTTTCGCTCGCTCACTGAGGACATGAGTCCCGCGTCGCGTTCGACCAGCTTTTGCGCGGCCTCCTGCGAGAGTCCAAGTTCCTTGGCCAGGGCCTTGGTTTGCTCGAGGTATGAGGCATCCAGGTTCGCACCCTCAGGCACCTTGAGCTCGTAAGCCTGGTTCTGGGTCTGCGTTTGCTGGGCGCTGCCACTGGTGGCATTGCTCTGGGTTGTGGCCGCTGACGTGGCGGACTGTTGCTGCCCCTGCGTTTGACCATCGGCACTCGCCGCGGCCTGCTGGGTTGCTTGGTTCGTTCCGTCAGCACTGGTTTGCCCGCTCGTGAGTGAAGCTTGAGAGCCGGCGATTAAGGTGTCAGACATAGCTTTCTCTCAGCGTGGTGAGATGGTTTGAAAAGCGTCCATGGAAAACTCACAGTTCCGCCGCAAATGCTTCGACCTGATCGACACACTGCGTGTAGCCCGCTGCAGTTGCTTCGACCAGCGCGGTGGCCGACTGCGAGTTCTTCGGGATGAGCCCGGCGTACACGTTCGAACTGCTCCTGACGTTGGTGTACGTGCCGTTGGTGAGCGTGGTTCTCACCGGCGTGATGCGCATCGCGACCGGGAAAGGAACCGGCGTTTGCACTGCACGCTGGTTGCCGGCAGCAGCGTAGCCCTCGATGGTCACGTTGCTAAAGACCTGGTAGTAGCGTTGGCAAAGCGCACGCTCCAACGTGAAGGGGCGCCGCTCGAACGGCGTGGCCGCGACCCCGATCTCCAACTGCACGTCGGTGATGTCCACGTAGTCGTTGGCCGAGCCTGAGCCCGAGAAGTTGCCGGTGCTGAAGTGGACCGCGACTTCCTGAACCGATGCGCCCAGCGTCGCCTGGAAGCTGAATGTCTGGAAGCTCGTGGTCAGTGATGGCGCCAGGCTTGCCGGCGCGGCGTAGCCCGTCCACGAACTGCCCGTGGTCCCGTTGACCCCTTCGTCTGACCCGGTTCCCGTCACCACCGATGCCGTCAGGGAAGCGGTGTACGAGGATCCCTTGCGTGCGCGGAAGGACACCGTCACCGTCTTGCCGGCGAGGTCGTAGCAGTTGGTGCTCTCGATCACCTGCACGAGCACGAGCGACCCGACATACGTGCCTGCCGTGCGTGCAAGCCTGACCGCGAACTGCGCCCCGCCCGGGGCCGATGTGGCCACCCGTTGCGCCGTGAGCGTGCCGCTGACCGCGCTGCCTGCGGATACCGCCCAGCGATCCACAAGGTACTGGTTGGATGCCGTGATGTTCAGCGCGTTGCCACTGTTGCGCTGGTCGATGCGCATGTCGGCGTTGATGAGTCTGTTGCGAAATCCCAAGGCCCCTCCGTCGAAGGCCATCATCGGATGTTGAAGCGTGCTAAGTGGCATGTAGTGCGGTGGTTAAGGTCTCCTTTTCTTTGCTGATTAGGTCGCTGAATCGCCGAACGCAATCTCGCTCCACTTTGCGTCAATGCTGTCGTAGATCAGGGTGATCTTGTCGCGGTAATGGTTTAGCACTCGATCGGCTTGACCCGACAAGAAGATGTTCCCTGTGCCATGTTTTACGGTGACATCACGCCCGGAACTCAATGTTCTGAGAACCAGCACTTGACCGTCAGCACCTCCATTTATGGTTGCAAGGTTGTCTGTCGCGGCGGCGCCTTCCGTGTCGATGCTGTGAAAGCTGTGCGTGACCGTGATGGCGTCCGTTGCAATCATCAGGGTTGAACCGCGCCTTAGAATCAACTTCGTTCCGGGTTCGGTAGTGGTGTTGTCTGTGGTTATGGTGTTGGCGCCACCGCAATCAGGTGTTGGGCTAAACGTAGCGGATGCGAGTACCGTGTAATCGGTTGCGTCGATAGTCGAGCCTGACAGTGCGTAGTATCCAAAAGACACGTTGCCTTCTGAGCGAGTGTTTCTCGCGTCCATCCGGGAAGCATTGCCAGCGTAGAACCCCTTGCTCGCATTGTTTCTTGCAACCGAGTACCTCGTCTCCATTGACGAACTGAGGATGCAGTAAAAGCCGTGCGCGTGCAGGTGCCCGGAGGACACGCAAGACGCAGCGCACGACATTGACCCGGCAAGCGCATAGAACCCGAGCTCCGTGCAGAAAACGGCAACACTAGACGAGCACATCATGATTGAACCCGACTCGGACTCAAACCCCTTGCCCTCTGCGTCCGCCCAACTCCCAGCTACTTCGTCGTTGTAGTTACCGTTGTTGCACGCAAAGCACGACTCCGCCGTCACAGAGCTTGAACGGTTGCTAATGAATCCGGTGTTTCGGACGCCGGTTGCGCTGGAGTTACTGCAAAGCAGGCTTCCATTGTTCGTCGCGAAGAACCCGTTTCCAACAGAGTTTCCGCAACCAGATGCCATGGAGTAAGTAAACGAGGCCCTTGCCGAAGCAACTCTGAACCCGTGCGACCCATGACCCGACGAGAAGACACGTATCCCGCTTGCACTGGAGTTTGCTCCGTTGACGTTGACGCCGGGCCCGGTGAAGTTTGCGACGCCTACGTTGTACAAGCCCACAGAACGCGTTTCTGAATCGCCGCTAACCAGGCTGTCGAGGTTGATTCCAATCGTGCTTGAGCCTGCGTTGTTGCCAACAATGGCAACGTCTTGAATGAGCCCCATTGCGCCTTCGACCGCAAGGCCATTGACGCCGGCGAACTTGAGCACAGTGGGAAGCTTGGTAATAGATCCGCCAGTGAAGTTTGCTGTTGCGGCAGCAATGGTTCCAGCACCCGGGAACTGGTTGGAAGATTGCCTACTCTTGTTCTTGACGGTGACAGAGTTTGCGGCGACTGCCGTGACTTCCCACAGTCCATCAAGTTCTTTGCGTCGAACGCCGTTTTGCGTTTCGTCATACGAACTGACAGACAGACTCACTCCAGTCGTCTCAACGACAACCCAGTCTCCAACAACCACTCCGGTCGATGAAGACACCGGAATCTGCACTGCGTACTCGTATCTGTTTCCTGATACCAGCGTCGCGGTAACCGTGGGCGTTCCAGACGTGATGGTTAGTGCGACTGGAGCTGCCCCTTTCAGCGTCACAAGCCCGCCGTTCTGAGGATTGAGCTTGAGGCTTTGCGTGAAGTTGTAGACACCCGACCCAAGATTGATTGTCAATGGGACATCTGTCTGCATTCCGTCCAACGCGGCAAGAACGCTCGAAGCGTTTGCCGTCGTCAGATTGATGACATAACTGCCAGAGCATGCAGGGAACTTAATCCTCTGTGATGCTGATGCAGCGGATACAATCGCCGCCGTGTCATCCGTCGTTCCGTCGCCCTTAGCACCGAAGTCCTTGACGCTAACGAAGTCGTTCAGCTTGGTGGCGTTATTAAATGCTTTGCTCATAGGTGGTTAGATTGCCGCTGATGGTGTCGTTAGGAGGACGCTGACATCAGCGTGATGTTGACGTTCTGCGCAGACCCGAGGCGATTTTCGAGGTAGATCTTTCCGTCGGATGCAGCACTTACCGTGAACTTCCCAGAAGTCCCTGTGGTACCGGCCAACGCGCCCGTGATGGCGTTGATGTTGGATGACGGCGTGATCATCTGAGTGATTGCCGGAGTGCTCGCCGCACGAACAACGAACATTCCGTATTGCGTTGTCCCAACGGTCACGATGATCGCTCCCGAGAATATCGAGTTGCCGGTAGATATTGAGGTCGCGGTGTCGTTAGGAAGCTGGCTGAAATACCAGTTGTAGCTAGGTTGCGCGACCCTCGGTGTCAGTCGGTGTGAGATGTATACGTTTTGGAAAAATGCAGTATCGCCTGACTGGACAACAGGAGTGGCGTTGAGGTTTGCGTTTACATCGTCCCCGATGACGATGTTGCGGATTGTTCCAAGAGTCCGCGTGAGGGTCGCTGCCTTTACCGAACTTGAGTTTGCGGACCCGCTTGCAAACGTGATGTTCTCGCAGACTCCACTGCTGCCCTGATTGATTGTCAGCAGGTTGTTTGCCTTGTTGTTTGAGGTTACACCCTCAATGACAACGTTCGAAACAACTGCCGTGCTCTCTGTTGTGATGTCAATCAGCGAATCAACGTTAAGCGCATCATCGCCAAAGAACACGACACCATTGATGAATACATTGATGATGCTGATGTTTGAGGTCGCCCACAGTTTTACACCGCGGCTTTTCTCGGTGTGCTGGACGTTGCTTATGGTCAAATCTACAACGCTGGATGTCGAGTTGTAGCCAGCCAACACAATGCTAGATGGCCCATAAGCTGTGGTAACGAGACTGACATTATCAATCTGACATCCGTCCCCTTTGAC